ATGGAAGACAAGCAATACAGCGCTGCAAGTCTGGAGACTGCCGCGTGCCTATGGGAAGCCGTGCTAGAACTTCTGCACGGTGGGCGCGGTCACAAGGGACTGCGGCATCAAGTCGAAGCTACGCGGGAGCGTATGGGGACGAGCGGACTGCGCTTGGCAGTGTTGCGCTGGGTCGATTTGGTCGACGCCGAGTGGGCAAAGGTCAAGGACACCTACGACCAGCCATTCGATTGGGAGTTCGTGCCAGACTGGATCGAGCAGCATATCGACTGGACGACGGATCATCCCACCTACAAGCTGGGAGGCGCGCGATGAGCGGCTGGCGCGAAATGCTGACGCCCGAGGTCGTGGCGCAGCTGGAGGCAAACCACCGCGAACAGGAGCCGGTCAAAGGCACCAAGTCAGAACGCGACTTCGCACCAGTGTGTAAGCTGTTCCTGCCCTGGACCTCAGGGACGTGGTTGCTGACCGAAATGGAGCCTGACGGCCTAGCGTTCGGCCTCGCTGACCTGGGCTACCCCGAAATGGGCTACATCAGCATGGATGAGATTTGGGAGGTAGTCGGACCGGGTGGCTTGCGCGTCGAGCGCGACATACACTGGAAGGCTACCAAGCCCCTGTCCGAATACGCCACTGAGAGCCGACAGCTGGGCTACATTCGGGCCTAGCGCATTCTCATAAATAGGGATGCGGAGAGGTCATAGGCTCCGCATTCTCCTTGATGTTTCAGTTTGGGGAACCCCGGTGCAACTTACACCGGGGTTCTTCCACGTCAGGCCGGTAGAGGCGCGTCGGGCTTGTGGCCAACGTCCGCAATCAGCGAGCCGTCAGGGTTCTTGCCGTAGCCATATAGACGGCTAACGCTCTGCTTCTGCGCCCTTGTGAGGCTGGCATAATCCTTTCGCGCTTCCCACGGCTTTTCGCTCTTAACTGCACTGCCACGCGAACGCTTTGCCTTGCCGATATGAACGTCGGTGTTGCCCTTGCCGTGGTTGGCGATCACCTCGTCAAACTCACCGGCCTCAACCTCTTTCTCCATCAGGTCCAAGAACTCAACGAACCGCTCGCTCGGCATGTGGTTTTCGTCCACGCCGTTGATGGTCAGCGTCTTGCCAGCCAGCTTAGGATGGAAAGCCACAACGCTGTTCTTCACCGAGAACCAGCGATTGGGCTTGGTGTATTCGTCGGCGTTGAAGTCATCGCGCGCCTTCTTGATGCCCGCGAGCAGCGGCTTGCGCGCCTTCACTGGATCGACTGGCTTCGCGTTATACTTCTCTTTCGCCTCACCGGTGAAAAAGCTGAACAGGTCCGACAGTGCCATAAGTGCCTCCACAAGTGTGATGCAGCGGACTTAGGCAGGACTGGTTAGGGAGTTGTCAACAGCAGATGGCAAAAAGGCCGCCCCGTTAGGAGCGGCCTGGGGTAGTTGGTAGTCCCTTACTTTGCGGGTTCAGCAGCCTTTTTGGTCGCCCGAGTGGTCCGCAGCTTTTCCGTCCGAGCCGTCTTCTTTTCGGTCAGACTGGCCAGCTGGGCGTCGTATTCGCCTGCCTTGATGCGGTCTGCATAGTAGTCCAGGGCATCGGTGAAGTTGGCAGTCGGGACAGTCATTTCCTTGACCTCCACGTCGGTGTCCTCGACCTTCGTGCGCTCCAGGACCAAGGGCGTGTTGGAGACGCGGATGGTGAACTGAGTGCGTCCGCCGTCGATCGCTTTGAAGTTGATCTTGCCCGCCGCACCTTCGCCAGCGGCGTGCTGTTCCTTCATCTTGTTGATGTTTGCGAGGGCTACGTCCTTGGCGCTCCGTGCTGCGCTGGCCTTGTCGGCTGCGAGGGCGGGAACGAGCATCGAGGGGTTGAACTTCGACATAGTAGCTACTTTCCGATCTAAGCCAGCAGCAACAACGCCCTGGCTATCGATCGTAAAGCGTCGTGCGAGACAAAGAACAACGCCAAAGATCGGTTGATTTCACTCTTTTCTGGAGATCCACCGACCACCAGTAAAACCATTAGGTTCTAGCGGTGCGCGAACATACGACTTGCACGACAACGCGACCACAGGGAGGACAACATGACCGCTACTATCTTGCAGTTTCCAAAGCGCACCACGGACGCCGAACGGCTTGCTGATGTGGGCGAGCTATTGAAGGCCGCGCATCCCGTTGCGCCACGGGACGCAGAGTTGGACCTGTTGCTCCAGATCGGAGGCAAGCTGCTCGACAACCTCAATGACCACGCGGCTATCGATTGTTGGCTGGTCCGCTTGGACGCTTGGGAAGGCAGGAACGCGAGTGAGCGTTTCGTTAGCTGACCAGGCCGTTGCCCTCAGAAGTAATGATCGTGCCAGTCGATCGGCTCTAGGCGCAGCCCTTCATCATCGATCACATACTTTCGCACGTCCAACTGGTGCGCGAGCCGCATCACTGCATGGAAAAAGCGATCGCGGGGCGTCTCGGCAAACTCCACGTCCAGCAGGGTTGCCATGTCACTCCATGTGACATTGGTAAGCTCACGGAAGTTGCCCATCGTGCTGACCACGACAGGGTCGTCCATTTTTTGCTTGAAGTTGTGCGCGAACAGGTTCCGCACCTTCCGAAGCATGTTTAATTCGTCTCGTTCTTTTTGGCTAATCAGCCCTAGCGCGTGGGTCATCGCAATCCGGGCGCTGAACGTCCCGAGCGGCGCGGTTGCGTCCCATATCAGCCGCACGTCTTTGGTGTCGGTGGTAAGATAGGATTGGATGAGCTTGCCCAAGCGATCGTCCAAATATGCAGTGCCGCTCAGCGCCATGCCTCGATCGCTTTCCGCGTGGAGTTCCTGCGCAAAAGGGACAAATTCGTCAGGGGTAGGAATTTCGCCCGCCCTTGGATCATCATTTTCGACAACCGCCGGCATCAATCAGCGGCCTACCAGCGTCGCCATCCGACCACGCAGACCCTCAGTCAAACCGGCAAGTCCCTCGCCATTCGGGAGATAAGGGAGGAAACGATGGTGCCGAAGATCGAAGGGAACGTCGTGCTCGCTCTGCGTTATCATGATGACCTCTCGCCCAAGGGTATGGGCAATACCGGCCTCATAAAACACGTTGGGGTTCTTGCCGGTTAGATCGCACACTACGATCCGCGCGCGGTCGATCAAGTTCACTACATCCTGAATAACCGTGTGATGCTCCCACACGTTATCGGCCCGGTTGGTTTGCAGACCCACGGCAGCGGCGGCAGCTTGGATGGCCTCGTAGACACCAGCGAAGCCGGGACTGAACGGCATCATCACCGACACCAAGTTGGGGTCGATCGCCTCATGCTCAGGGATATTGAACACCGATGGCCGCATACGGCGAGGGTTCACGTTGCGAAGGAGAAAGCGATAGAGATCGACGTCCTTCACCGCCCAATGGTTGGTGCTCCAGTCGAAATGGTATCGGTGCTGATCCATGTCGAGTTGCCGCCGCAAAGCGAACAGTGATCCGTTCGTCATGGGGGGCACGTCCGGATCAAGCGCGTATTCGTAACGCACCTCATTGCCGGTGATGCGCGCAGCGGTAACGGTCCCGACACGGCAAATCTCATCGCCTCTGCCCTCAGGAATGAAGAGACAGGGAAACGCACGTAGCTGATCGAGCAATGGACGCCCGTCCGCTGAGAACCGGGCAGCTAATTCTTGATCGGTATAGTAGAACATCCGGTCGAGTTGGAGCGTGCCGGTCGGGTCGTTCCAATCGTAGGCCCGCATGATGACGTTGAACATCTTCTAAATATCCCCTCGGGCTTACAGCCGGCCCCATGATTGGCTTATCTCGAATTATCTTAGGCTGGCACCCGTCTTACCAAGCCCGCCAATTCATCTTCGCCAGCCAAGGATCAATTGCAAGTTCACCCTCATCGTTGTCGCTGCCAGGTATCATCTTGAGTTTTTTACCTGACGGATGAGTTAGAAAGACCGGATTGTAGGAGCCGCCCTCTGGACGGTCCCAATAACGATGGGTCTGAACGAGCAGGTATCCGCGATACGGACCTGTCCTGATTACCCGCAACGCCCAGCCGGGGCATACGGCTTTTATGACGTTCAGCTTAAGATCGAATTGGTGGACGTAGCCCGAGTTGGGCGACGCATCCGTGCTGCTGAAATAAACGTAGCCGCCGTCAAGCGAGAAAAGCGGGTGAGAAAGGCCAGCGAGGTTGCGGGCATAGTCGCCGTTCCACTTGGAAATGAGCAAACGGCGCTGCGTGCTGCCCTTCGTGCTGTATAGGACGAGTGCTTGCGCGCCAGTGCCGTTCTCATCACCCTCACCGTTCGGGACGACCGAAACCGTATAGCGGCCATCCGCGGACTTCGCTGTGTCCTGCGCTTGAGCCGGCCCCGCGAGCAGCAACGCCGCTAAGCCGATGGTCCTGATCCACGTCATGCTTAATCGGCCCCCGAAGCAATTTAATGGTCATCCTAGCAGAATGCTGGACCGGATTAAGGACGATATGTGTCCTAAGCTAATCCTTAAATAGACGCATGACACGCCTCGTCCTCACCATCCCCCAAGCCCGCGCCCTCCAGCGCAGCGATACGCCCTGGCCAGCAGAGTGGGCCTTCATGCTCGTTGGGGAACGGGAAAAGCCCGACACGACAGCCGACGACACCAGGACGGCGATCGGCATGGCCATGAAAGCCCGTGGCTGCGAAAACGATCAGATTGCCGAGCAGCTGGGATGGAAACCCGAAAGCACGCCCGTGAAGCAGATTGCACGACTGCACCGCATCCTGGCCGCCAGCTAACCTGCGCTACCTAAGGGATTGATCCTCCGCTACAGTGTTGGGATGAACGATCCCTCCCGACCACGTGCCTATTACAGCGCCCGCAAGAATGGGCCACAAGCGACCAAGCTGAGCCTCGATGACCTCAGGATCATCCTATACAGTGCGTATGCCTATTACGCAGGTAACGGCTTTTTCGTGGAAGCCTTTGGCTACGATTGCGTGGACGACGGATATATCGCTGGCACGGTCGGTGGAAACATCGACGTGTTCGTTCGCATGACCCTGTTCAAAAGCGAACTCTGGCCACTCGATGTTCGCTACATGGAATATGACGAGGACGATTGCTTTACGATGATCGAGTTCCTGTTCGATCACGTCAGCAAGCCCAACACCAAAAATTATCATGACTGGAACAACTGCGGATACCACTACAGCGACTTCGATAAGCAGGCCGGTCAGGAGGACTTTCGCAGCCGGTTCGTTGTGCCGCTTGAGCGTTATGGCGATGGGTGGGAATTGACCGAGGCTGGCGAGATAATGAGCCTGCCCCCAAGTGGCATGACGACGCTATTGGCCGCGAAGCCTCCCACGGATGACAAGACGGTTCTCAGCACTGTAGAGGATGCCAAAGGCCGGTTCCGCCGTCATGGTAGCACGATCAAGGAACGCGAAGTCGCGGTGCGGGACTTGGCCGATGTCCTGGAGTGGATCAAGCCGCACATCAACACCGCGTTGATGAACAAAGACAGCAGCGACCTCTACAACATCGCCAACCAGTTTGGCATCCGTCACATGAACCAGAACCAGAAGCTCAACTATGACAAAGCCGTCTGGTTAAGCTGGATGTTCTATCACTACCTCAACACCATCAACGCGGCCCTGCACATCATCGAGAGGCAGAGCTTAGTTCACAAAGCGCCTGTGAAGACCTGAAGGTATCACTGTTCCCGTTGCTCCTCTAGCGCCGAAATCAAATTGCCGCGAACGCTGACGAGCTTCATGTTCCAACTATCTAATTCGCCGCTGTTTACGTCTCCAAAGAGACCCTGACGCCCGTTGTTGCGCCGAACACGCAAGATGCCGTCTATAACACCGATGAACTGATTACGAGCTAAATGAGCACCCTCGGGATACCATAGACGATGCTTACGCTTGATTGTCTTGACGTCTTCGGCTGCTTTGTAAGCATTGACGTGATCGGGGAGTAGGATGTGGTCGCATATGTCGCGAACGACAAATTGCATCGCATCGACACTCACGTAGCTGTGACTGACATCACTCCTTTGTTGCGCCTGTGGATCAACCACCGGTGGGGCTTGCGGAACGCTGGTGACGCCACGTCGAAAGCCAAGCTGATGCGTTTCGTAAAAGGCCCAAGGGAGGAGGAATATGGAGGACAGCGCGGCGATGCCGTAGCGCCAATCCCATGCCATCTGACTTACCACGTCGGGCTTGTGGTCCATCATGACCGCGAAGGCGCATGGCAGGCTCACCGCTGCCAAACCGGCTAATATCTTCCGCACACCCTCTCCCAAAACCATGTTTTGCCCGCCTCTAAATAGTAGCATGGCTGACAAAACTCCAGAAACAACGAAGAACCCCAAACGCAGCGCAGCCGCAAAAGCTGTGTCGCAGGAACTGGCCGTGGGTGCAAAGGAACTACAATCGACGGTTCAGGCCGTAATCAAGCGGAAACCAGGACAACCCACTAAGTTCACCCCAGAGAGGTGGATCACCATCCTGGAAACGGTTGCCACATACGGCGATTTGATCGAAGTCTGCGCTGATCCGGAAATGCCTAGCGTTCAGACTGTCTACCAGTGGATCAGGGAAGACCCCCAGCTGAAAGAGGACATGCGCGGCGCATGGGAGGCGTTCAGCATGATCGGACACAGTGTCAATAACAACATCCTCAGGGGTGGCATCCTGTCTACTGGCGACTTCCGCCGTGATGAAGCACTAGCCAGTCAGAACCGCTGGTTTATGAGCAAGACGAATCGCAGGGATTTCGGAGACAAGGTGCAAGTGGATCACGTGCAGCACCGACCTGTCATTATCGACTGGAACACCATTGAGGGTGAAGGCGGAGACGGCGTCTAAACGCCCCGCAGACGCCCGCACAGGGTCAAAGCGCCTTAGCAGCACCACTGATAGCCCATGACGACATAGACCCTCATAGGGGCGGAATGAGCGGTCGCTCTACATCATCGCTGACTTTACGTTTGTAGCAAGACCCCTTGTTACAAAGGCACCCCGTATGTTCGTTACCTACTATCGAGTGTCCACACAGGCGCAGGGCCGCAGTGGACTAGGACTTGAGGCACAAAGGGCCGCTGTTGCGACATACCTTCAAGGTAGTCCCGCCCATGCCGAGTATCAGGACATTGAGAGTGGTGCGCGGAACAACAGGCCGCAACTACAAGCCGCCCTCTCCCTATGCCGCCTGACTGGTGCGACGTTATTGGTCGCAAAGCTGGACAGGCTTTCACGCAACGTGGCCTTCCTCGCCACCCTACAGGATAGCGGCATCCGCTTTGTGTGTGCCGACATGCCAGAAGCCAACGAACTCACGATCCATGTCCTTGCAGCCGTGGCACAGGCGGAACGCAAGATGATCTCAACGCGCGTCAGAGAAGCCCTAGCAGCGGCGAAAGCCCGTGGGCGTAAGCTGGGCGGCGATCGGGGCAATTTGTCCTCAGCGAGCGTCTCTGGGCGTCTGAGAAGCATTGAGGCACGGCAAGGCAGAGCAGCGGATAGGCGAGCGGACCTCATGCCTCACGTCGATGCAGCCAAGGAAGCTGGTCACACCACACTTGTGGGCATAGCTGGCTACCTCAACCAGCTGGGCATCCCAACGGCCCGTGGTGCAGCGTGGCAGGCCAACTCGGTGCGCCGCCTGATCGGTTGACAGGGGAACAGGGTGGAGAACCTGGGGTGTATATACGCCTTGGTCAAAGGGGGCGTGGGTGGGCGCTCGTATCTATTTTCAATATCTGAGAACCTAGGCCCCTGACCTCAGATTTTTTCGCCACCGTTCCAAAAACCTCGATATGGTCACCCCATGACCGTCGATCGCTCCCTCTACGCCACCTCGTTTGACACGCTTCCAGACTGGCCCTGCCCGACGTGTGGCAAGGGCCACCTCAAGTCGGATAAGGACACGCTGCTCAACAAGGAAACCGGACCGAGCAAAGCTGCCCATGCCCACGACGCTTGGGACCCCGAGTGGATCGACCGGCGCTTTGCTGGCTTACTAGAATGCAACTTCGGTAACTGCGGTGAACTTGTCGCCATATTGGGCGACGTGTCGATCGTAGAGGGATACGGCTACGACGAAAGCACCGGCGAGCCGACCCAGGAATATAGCGAGCGTTTCAAACCCCGCTGCCTATCGCCCGCCCCACTTCCGATCCGGCCTCCTGTCGAAACGCCCGAGTTGGTCCAGAGCGCGCTACGCGAAGCAGCAGCACTTATTTGGCAAAGTGCGGAGGGTGCAGCCAATCAAGTGCGTCAGGCGGTCGAACATCTGATGGATGAGCAGGGAGTTACCAAGTCCAACCCCGGAGCCTTTCTCTCCCTGCACAATCGCATCAAGGAGTTCGAGGCAAAAGACCCCAAGAACGCGGAAATACTCCTCGCGGTGAAGTGGTTAGGCAACAGCGGTAGTCATGCTGGCGGTCTGACCCGAGACGATGTGTTCGACGCTTTCAACATGGTCGAACTGGCCTTGGTGAACCTCTACGACACGACCACCGCCGACATTATGGCGAAGGTCAAAGCCATTAACACGCAAAAAGGGCCAGTGAAGCCGCCCACTGCTGTCTAACGCGCTCTCTTCTAACCAAAGTAGCCCCTCTCCGTTCCTATCCGGCCGTTCCAGTCCGCCCAATCGATCCCAGTTGCCAGTTCGTCTAGATCGAACTTCTTTGCTATGAGCGTGTCTACGAGGAGCGGATGCCGGGTTCTGAGCAGTTCAAGCGTATTCTCGAACTTCTGCCGGACTTTTGGACCTGCGCTATCATCAAGCGACCCTTTGTATAGGTTCTCGATGTAACGAACTTCGTAGGAAATTCTAAACTCCCATCCATCGACTAGCTCGCCTGGGATCGGGAATGTGATGTTTTCGGTCGAACCAAAAATCGTGCTGGATAGATCAAGCGCGCCGAGCGCCTGCATGACATGCACAAGCGAGCAGCGGTCGTTATAAGGAGTAGTGCGGAAAATGTCGCTGTAGCGAACTAGACTGCTATCCAGGAATACACCCATTGCATTGACTTGCTTTTCAGCTTCGTAGCAGTCGACCAGCGCCTTGCCGTAATAGGCCTCGATGTTCTTCATTTTCTGATGCTCGAACTCGCCCTCCGTGATGAAAGCGCGAAAGTGCTTGTTGAGCGGTATCAGTCTGTAAAAGAGGTCTTGCGCGAACTCGGCCAACCACATTACGGCCTGCGCTTTGTTTTCAGACCAAAACTCCTTGCCATAGACCAGAATGGTGTCCGAGAAGACTATGCAGGTGAAGTCATTGTCCCGATGAACATTCAAAGCGTCGATATGCGCGTATATGTCGCCCACCGGATAGCCCGTTTTGATCATGTCTGAGAAACCCAACAGATCAATGTAGAGAAACATCCGCGTCTGCATCAGCTGTCCTTCTTGTCTTGATAGGAAGGAGAATGTCAGAAGGCTGCATCAACGTAAATAGTTGATGCAGGGGAATACCAAGCCGCAGGGCATCCGTCACGACATCACTAAGCGCAACCCCGATCAGGTTGCCGCGCATAAGATCGTCACCAGTCCGCAGTTCAAGTTCTTCCTTGGTTATGGAGGTTCAGGAGGCGGCAAGTCGTTTTTCTGGATGGACGTGATTGTGGAGCGTGCAATGATCGCCCCCAACTCGCGTCACGCCATCTTCCGACTAACCCGTAATAGTTGCGAAAAGACGCTGTTCGACAAGACGCTCCATGAGGTGCTGGATAAGGCTTGGCCCGGTATCAAGGACCAACCGGGCTTCAACATCAGCCAGTCCACTATGACCGTCGATCTGCCCAATGGCTCCAAGCTGTTCTTCGACGGCCTGGACGAAAACCGCATGACGAAAGTCCTGGGTGACGAGTTCAACACCATCTGGATCAACGAGTGCAACGAGGACGGCCTGTCCTATCAGCAGGTATCCACCTTGCTATCTCGTCTGCGTGCAAAGAACGAAACCGTCACGGGCCGTGTCCTCAAGAACAAGATGTTCTTCGACTGCAACCCCAGGTTCTACAGCGATTGGGAATACAAGGCGTTCATTCAGAAGGTAAACCCTGAGGACGGTGACGCACTCCACAACTCGGACCAGTGGGTAGCGTTCAAGATGAACGCCGAGGCCAACCAAGCCAACCTCCACGATGACTACATTGAAAGCCTTATGGCCGGTAGCGCAGCCAGCCGCCGCCGTTATGTCACGGGTGAATGGACGGACGAGAACAACAATGCGCTGTTCAATGAGGGTATGTTCCGCGACGCTCGTATCCCCAAGCCCCGCGAGGTTCAGACACCCAAACAGACCCGCGCCCACTTGGACGAGCAGGGCATCCTGCTCAACCGCGCCACCGTGTCAGTGGACCCCGCCGTCACTGCCGATCCTAAGAGCGACCTCAGCGGCATCACCGTCCAGGCCCTTGGTGAAGATGGCCATGTCTATGTGCTGGCCGATTACAGCCTCAGGGGGACGCCGGATCAGGTCTGCGCCGTTGTCACGGAGGCATACAAAGCCTGGGGCGCCAGCCGCGTCATCATGGAGAAGAACCAGGGCGGCTTGTGGCTGGAAAGCACGATGCGATCCCATTTCCCCCACGTCCCTCTGAAATTCGTCAGCGCCACGGCGACCACGGGCGGCAAAGCCTCACGCGCAGAACCAGTCAGCGCCGCCTACGAACGTGGCGTTGTCCATCACGTCGGCACGCTCAAGGAGTTGGAGGCGCAGATGTGTGACTTTGGCTCCCCTGCTTCCCGCCGCAAGTCCCCTGACCGCATGGACGCACTCGTATGGGGCGTCACTGAGCTACTCGACCTCGGACATGAGAAGAAGATGCCAGCCGGTATGTGGACAGTCCGCGCACCCTCGCTCTGGTAAAGTGAGAACCCTCCCGCCGCTTAAATAGTGGACACCTAACGGGAGAAGCCATGAATATCGACGAACCAACTCCAGAAATGAAGGCTTGGCACCAGCGTGCCAAACTCGTTCGCGATGTTGTGGCCGGTGAACACCAGATCAAGTTGGGTTGCGAAACCTACTTGCCCCGTTTCCGCTCCAACCAGAGCGACGAGGAATACGAACGCTTCCGTCTGACCACTCCGTTCTTTCCTGCAACTGCGCGAACCGCGCAAGGTCGTCGCGGCCTCATGTTTGCCAAGAACGTGGTCCTCAATGGCACCGCCCTTGATCCCGTCAAGAACGTCATCACGCCTCAGGGCGATGACTGGCGCAGTGTCGCAGAGCATATCGTCTTTGACACGTTCCAGACCAATTACACCGGCCTGCTGGTCGATCACCCTGCGCCGCCCGCAGGTGTGGAATTGAACGCCGAGAACGCTCTAGAAGAAGGCTTCCGCCCGTTCCTGCACGTCTTCCCCCTTGAGTGCATCCTGGAGGCAAAGCGCGGCCTCGTCCGTAATCAGCAAAAGCACATCAGGGTCCGTCTGCTAGAGAGCAAGGACCGCGTTCTGGAATTGCTGCTCATCAACGGCGTTTATCGCCAGCGCGTCCACGAAAAGAACGATGGCGGTCAGTGGCGCGTCACGGCTGAACGCATCCCCGATAAGGGCGGCATCCAGCTGAACGAGATCCCCTTTGAAATCGTCTCCGACAACAAGGCTGCGCTCCCCCAGCCCAGCGTCCTTGAGGACGTAGCGCGCCTAAACATCAACCATTACGTCGCGCAGGGCCGCATCAACGCCTTGCAGGTTTTCGGCTCCGGCCTCGTCCCGATCCTCAAGGGCATCGAGCCTGAGAAGCGCGTGATCGACGGCGTTGAAAAGCTCGTCATGCCAGAACTTCACATGGGACCGGGTGGCTACCTGCTTCTCCCCAACCCAGATAGCGACTTCGGTTTCCTAGAGCCGGAAGGTAAAATGGCTGCCGATCTGCGCCAGTCCAAGAAGGACTTGGAAGAGCAGATGGCCAAGGTCGGTGCGCGTATGCTGGCACCCGAACAGGTCGCCCCTGAGGCCGAGGCAACCGTCGCAATGCGATCGGCGGCAGAGGACAGCACAACGGCCAGCCTAGCGATTACCTATGCGGCGCGCATCAGCCGCGCCCTGTCTCGCATGGCATGGTGGATGTCGCCCAATAGCGCAGCATTCACAGGCCAGGAAGTCACCCTCACCCTGAACACCGATTACAAGAACCGTGGCATGTCGGCACAGGAGCGACAGGTCGCCATGGCCGAGTTGCAGGCCGGTTTGAGGTCGTGGGAGGATTGGTTCTACGAGCGCCGCGATGCCGGTGTCGTGAACACCAGCCTGACGCCCGACGAGGAAAAGGCCCGCATCGAAACCGACAACGTGGATAGGCCCACCACCGAGGCGCTGTAATGCCCAGCGTCAACGATGCCCTAAGGGACCGCGCGATCCGTCATGCGGTCCTGATCCTCCGCTATGGCACAGGTGTTGCGGACCAGATTGTCCGCCTCCTCAACAGCGCCGACGATGGAATTCTCGAGAAGCTAGGTGCGCGCCTCGCCGCCATTGAGGAACGCGGGTTCGACATCGGCAAAAAGGCAACCGCCCGACTGGAGCGGATGCTGGACGAGATTGGCGCGCTCAACAGCGCGATCTACCAGCGCATTGAGGAGGCCCTGACCGACGAGCTGGTCGGGTTCAGTGCGGCAGAAGCCGGGTTCCAGCGCGACACCCTCGTTACGTCCATTGGCGCAGACCTCGGCACCACGCTCCCCAGCCCTACGCGCCTCCGCGCGATCGTTACCGAAACGCCCATGGAAGGCCGACTGCTCGCCAGTTGGGCAAAGGGCATGGAAGCCGGTCGCATGGACCGCATCAACCAGGCCGTCCGATTGGGAATGGTCCAGGGTGAAGGCACGGACAAGATCGTCGCCCGCATCCGTGGCACCAACGCCGCGCGCTATGAGGATGGCGTTCTGCAAATCAGCCGGCGATCGGCGCAGGCGGTTGTTCGCACCTCTGTAAATCACGTCTCGAACGTCGCCGCGCAAACGACGTGGAAGGAAAACAGACACCTCGTCAAAGGCTGGCAATACCTCGCGACCCTCGACAGTCGGACGACAATCAAATGCGCTGGCTTGTCGGGTCAGGTCTTCCCCATTGGCGAGGGTCCAATCCCTCCCGGTCACGTCAACTGCCGCAGCCTGAGCGTGGCAGTCACCAAGTCATTCCGCGAACTTGGAGTGGACAAGGACGAACTGCCACCGGGCAAGCGCGCAAGCATGGACGGACAAGTCGCGGGCGACACCACGTTTGCAAAATGGCTGACCATGAAGGGTGATGCCATGCAGGACACCGTGTTGGGCAAAACACGTGCTGACCTATTCCGCAGCGGTAAGTTGGACCTCGCGGACTTCATCAAGAACGATGGCACCGTTCTCACGCTTGACCAACTGAGAGCCCGCTATAAAAGCGAGTTCTGAGCATTTGTAAGCGCGTCTCGCCGCTTCTTCATTTTCTCCGTCAACGACCGCATCTGCATCGCGAAGCCGGAAGATGAACTTAGAAGATCACCCAAATCTACGCGGCTATCGTGAACCGCCCTACCAATTTCTGCTATCACACTCGGCGTTAAGTTTGGATAGTTTTGTAGTGCGGTTAGCTGCGACCGAAGTCCATCAATCTCCGTTTTAAGCTCGCGCATCTTACTTGGCGCATCGCCACCTCCGAAGGCATTTAGCTGAACGTAACTGCCCGCTTGGGCTTCGATGTCGCCGATGATCCTGAGAGCTTCTTCTTTGACGCGCGCCGAACCGGCGATGCGCTGAGCGTCCGCTAGACGCTCAGCCCGCTTGGAATTGCCCTCCTGCCGCAACGCGATCGCTACCGCGACGATGGATGCGATGATCCCACCAGTGCCGGAAAACCAGTCTGCCAAACTGCCTGGTTCAATGCCGCTCATGCTTGTCCATGCTCCTCATAAATAGCCGTGCAGTCGAAGCTAGGCCGAGACTGAGAACGCGGCAAGGCCGCACCCAAGAAGCCCAAGGGGCCGAAAGGACGCTATGAGCGACACCACTGATACCACCGAAGATATGACTGGCCTCAAGAACAAGGTCAAGGAACTACTTGGAGCCATAAAGACGGCCAACGAGCGTGCCGAACGCGCCGAGCGCGAGAAGGAAGAAGCTGCAGATGCAGCCTCCAGCGCAAACTCCACCGAACTAGAAAAAATGCAGAAGCGCGCCGAAAAAGCCGAGCGCGACCTCAAGGCCGCGAACGATCGCGCCGAGAGCACCACCAAGTCACTGCGCGACTACAAAGCCGACAACGCAATCGCCCACGCCATCGCATCCGCAAACGTAGACGCCAAGCATGTTGCACTTCTCGCGAAGGCACTCCGCGCCGACGTGGAGTTCACTGACGAAGGCGAACCAACAATCGGTGGCAAGGCAGTCGATGCCTACGCCAAGTCCTTCTTTGCTAAGGACGGCCTTTCGTATGTTCGCGCTGCCAATAACACTGGCGGCCTTGCGACGGGTAACGACGGCACCACGGCAAGCCAGTTGAGCAAGGCTCCTGAGACTGCCGACGAATACAACACCTTCTTCAATCTCACACTCACCGACAAGGTAGCAGCTAACGCTCTAGCGGATCAGTGGGGACGTGCAGACTTGAAGTCCTAAGCCAAGGCAAGTTCAACCAGCAACATAAATAGTCGTGAGCCAGCGAGTTGGCTCACGGCCCTCTGACACTTGGGGTCCGTCTCCCCAACTGTTGGAGTTTTATATGACTGTTCAGACCCGCATTGCGGACCTAGTTCCAAACCCTGGCGTTCTCGCCAACGTAGTGCAGAAGACTTTCCGCACCAACAACGCTCTCGTTTCCTCGGGCATCGCAACCACTGGTCCAGAAGTTGACCTTCTGATGACCGGCGGCTCCTATATCCAGGGCCTCAACTTCATCAACAAGGTCGACACCAGCACCTTCAACTACTCGTCGGATGACTTCGATGAGAAGGGCGCAGTCGGCAAGATCACCGCTGCTGGCTACATGGCTCTGCGCCATGACCTGAACTGGGGTTGGGCATACACCGATCTGGTCCGTCTCGTCACCAAGTATGACGTTAAGGGCGGTCTGGTTTCCGCTATCCCACTGTTTTGGTCGGAAGTCAGCGAGAACCTCGCGGTAGCTTCGATCAAGGGCGCACTTGCAAAGACTGCCGCTCTGACCTCGGGCGTCAACACTGTTGCTTTCGACTTCGACAAGCTCATCGACGCAGCGGCTACGATGGACGACCCACGCGCAAGCAAGACCATCATGCTGTCGCGTAAGACCCTCGCAAAGCTACAGAAGCTGAACAAGAACGCTTACGTTCCAACCGCAGAAACCAACCTGGGCTTTGCTCAGTTCGCCGGTTACGGCCTGCTGATGACCGAGGCTTTCGGTGACGACACGATCGTTATCGCACAGGACGGCGCAATCGCTTTCGGCACCGGCGTTATCGGCGGCACCACTGCAATGGAAATCAAGCGCGATGCAGACGCCGGTAACGGCGGCGGCGGTGAAATCCTCCGCACTCGTCTCTCGATGGTCGTTGCTCCTCAGGGCTTCAGCTACACTGGCGCAGCCAAGCCCGGCCTGAACGGTCTGGCAACTGCCGCTAACTGGACCCAGGTTGCAGACATCAAGGATGTTGGCTTCCGCGCAATCAAGTTCCTCCCATAATCTAACTGGCAGGGCCGCAGTCGAAAGGGTGCGGCCTTCGCCATGACTGGTTCACTTAAATAGTGGGGAGGTAGACATGGCCACATTAGAACAGAGCAACACCTACAACGAGGTGCGCGGTAACGAGGAATGGAGCGAGCTACCAGCCGCCCAAGCCCGTGCGCTTCTCCAGGATGCAGAAGACTACATCAGGGGCGCATACTCGATCCGCTCCAACCTGACGGAAGACGAACAGCGGACGTTCGACGGCATCGTTTGCCGCCTCGCCGCCATCTTCCAGAGCAAGCCTCCTCAGGTCGATGCAACGGCGTCGATCAAGAAGGAGAGTAAGGAAGGAGCAGGCTTCAAGAAGGAAGTCGAATACAACGCCGCTTCCAGCGACCCCTACCCCTACGTGACTGCCGCGCTCCGCTCACTTCTCCAGGCTCCCAAGGCCAGCCTCTACATGGGCGTGGTGACTGGATGAACCTCTACGACGAGTTCTACCCCCTCGTGGTTGAGATGCTGGACGAGTTTGGCGGAAATGCCACGCTCATCAGCGCAGCGCCTGCCGCCCCGACGATCGACGCCAAGCGCAGCGGACGCCCTGCGCCGAAAGCAACGCCCCGCACGCGCCCTGTAAGGGCCGCTGTAGGGCCAATCGCGATTAAGGGTGCCGATGGACGCTCCACGCTCCAGAGTGTCGCTACGATGCTCGCTGAACCCCTTGAGGGCGATCAGCTAAAGCAGGGCGACGTGACCTGGACAATCGGCTCCGTCACCTGCGTTGCGCCCCAGGGCAAAGCCATCGTGTTCATCGCGGAGGTGTCCTGATGCGCGTTGACCTCTCCGACCTCGTTGGCAAGCGAGGCAAGATCAAAAAGATGATCGAAGCCAAGCAGGTTGAGGTGGCCGCAAAGGTCACGCTCGACGCGCACCGCAATATCGTCATGGCCAGCCCCGTGGATAGCGGAGCGTTCCGTGCAGCGTGGGAGGTCGAGACACCCAAGAAGCCATACGAGAACGGCACCGTCACCAACGCAACTGAATATGCCATCCCCCTCGCCCACGGCCATTCTCCCCAGGCTCCAGCCGGTTGGATCGAGAACGCCTGCACTGCCGCTGTGAAGGGAGGCTAACCCATGCTCCAGCTAGACATTGATGCCCTGAACGATCGCTTCTTCGACAACATGGACGCCGAGGCGATCCAGCTGCTCGTTGAGAACCAGCCCGACGAAGACCTGGACGATACACAGGTGTGGACACGCTGGGTCATCAACCCTGGCCTGTCCGTCACGAAGTCCATTGGTCGCGACTTCATGGTCACACAGTATGGCACCGCCACTTTGCAGATTTTCATCCCCAAGGGTCTCTACACAGGACCGGGCAACGACGTGCGGGACCAGTTCAATGACCTATTTCGTGGCTGGCGCAGTGCGGACAAGAAGCTGTTGGTGGACAATCTCAAAAGCCAGAGTTCGACTTACAAAAAGGGCGAGACGGAGTTCCACTTGATTAACGCAGTGATTGAATGGCACTCCAACAGGCGCAAGTCGGACACCTAAGGGCAGTCCAGTTCCTCCTCATAAATAGTTGCAGGCCGCGGGCCTTTGACAACTATTATCGGAGGTCCTTAGATGGCTCTAATCAATCCTTCGGACGTTACCTTCACCCTCGTTCCTGAGGTCACTGCTGGCGTCCTTCCAACTACTGGTGCTTCGCGCTACGAAGTTCCTGCTAAGGCAGACCAGTCGCTTCCTTCTTTCGCTGCGAACGAGATCGCTTCCAACACCAAGCGCCCTGGCCGTGCTGGCAACGGCATGCGTCGTGGCATGGTCACTGGCACTGGAACGCTCGATATGCGCCTCCAGTTTGCTCCAGTTTACCTAGCCCTCATGGAGAGCGCGCTTTCGGGCAAGTTCACCACCACCGGCACCAAGACGCTAAAGGCTGGCCTCAACGACAGCACTTTCTCCGTTCTGTCGCTTCTCCAGGCTGGCGCTTCGGGTTCCGCACTTCTGGAAGCTGCATCGGGTTGCATGGTCAACAAGATGAGCATCAGCGTTAAGGCTGGCGACGAAGCAAACATCTCGTTCGATCTGCTCTCGACGGTCCAGGCTCAAGCCACCACGGACAGCACCCTGACTGTAACGGCAGTTCCAAGCACCGCATACGAGTTCGCAGGCGTAGAAGTGTCGGCTGTCACGGTTGCAGGCAACACCGTAATCCAGTTCACGGAGACGAACCTAGAGGTTACGCAGGATCGCGTTGCACGCGGCAAGCTAGGCACCAACACGCCAATCGGTATCGGCACCAACGGCACCCGCACGGTCAAGCTGACCATGAAGGCATACCGCGAGAGCTTCGCCGTCGATGCGCTTCTGACCGGTCAGGCACAGGCGTTCAGCTTCACCATTGGCGCAGCTGGTAACGGCTACGGCGTCTACATTCCTGCTGGCTTCGCTTCGATCCCAACGACCGAGTTCGACAGCGAAAGCGCGTTCGTGAACATCGAAGTCACGGCAGCTTACGATGCAACTCAGGCAACTGACCTCTACATCACCCAGCTGTAAGAGTTCCAACCAAGACCCCTTTGCAAGAGGTTGGCAGGGTGGAGTAGTCGAAAGGCTACTCCATTCCTGTGAATGAACCCCGATCAATAAATAGTGGGCAATGCAACAAAGGGGTTACACATGACCAAGCCTACCAAGCCACAATTCAAGAAGTTCGCTCGCTTTGATGCCGACAAGGCGGCAAAGGGCGTAGCCCACAACATCGTTGACGAGAATGGCAACGACTACGGCACTTGGACCACTTCACTGTTCGACGTTCACAACAAGTTCCTCAAGGTCGAGAACGACCGCTACGAGCGCGAGCATTCCAACGACCCACATGCCAAGGGCAAGCACGCAGGTGTCTATGCGTTCGTCCAGGTATGCGTTCACGGTTGGGATGGCGTTCTCGATGCAGAGGACAAGCCTATCACGTTCACCAAGGAACTGGCGTTCGAGTATCTTTGCGACGACGACAACACTTGGTTCACCAATGAACTAATCGAGCGTTCCAAGGACGTGCGCTATTACCGCGCAGTCACCCCAGCAGCGACCAAGGTAGAAGACGCGGGAAACTAATAGCCTTTCTCGACTGGTGGACGGGCGGCGGCGCTGACATTACCGCCGATGCCGAGAAAGGCGTCGCATTCGCCCAGGGCCTAATGAAGAAGGCTCCGACACTCGAACGACCATTGTTGTGGGAAGCCTTCTGGGATTTGTCCACAATGCGCTCTCCAGCAATGGCCGGTGTTACCTCCATCCCTTACGACAAGATACGTTGGTATGCATCTAACGAGTTGCAACTAGACAACGAGGAAGCAGATGCCTTCCTCTGGATCATTCGGCGCGTTGACAGTCACTTCGTCAATCGGACGAACACCAAAGCTGCCAGCCAGTCCAAGTAACTCACAGCACTGACCCGGTTAAATAGTGGACACTATTTGCCGGGGAGGCGCCATGTCCGACGCGACTGCACAGATTAGAATTGATATTGTCGCGACTGGTGCAGAGGCAGGTGCGAACCGCGTCAACGCCGCGCTAGATCGAGTTGGTAACAAGGGCCGCACGATCGGTGCCGCCAACGACAACCTACGCGGCACCTTCGACCGCTTGGGTGGCACCATGGGCAAAGCCGCCAACGATGGTGGCGCTCTCTCCAAAGTATTCGATGACATCAAAAACCGCGCAGCTGGTGCAACGCCAGCCGTAGGCGGTCTGGTCAGCAATCTGGGTTCGATGGGCGGCAAGGCCGCAATCGTCGCGGGTGTCGCCCTGGCCATTGGCGCTGTTGGTGCCGCTGCAATCAGTGCGGCTGCACAGACGCAGAAGTGGATGGCGCAGCTTGAGACGGTCACGAAGTCCAGCACGCTCGCACAGGAGTCCTATGCAGCTCTCGTCGGGTTCGCTTCCCGCACGCCGTTCGACCTTGGCCAGTCTATTGAGGCTTTCACCAAACTCAGGATGCTCGGCCTCGCCGCCACTGAGAGCCGCCTAACCTCCTTCGGCAACACCGCCGCTGCGATGGGCAAGTCCATGAACCAGATGATTGAGGCTGTCGCTGACGCCTCGACTGGTGAGTTCGAGCGCCTAAAGGAGTTCGGCATCAAGTCGAAGACTGAAGGCGATAAGGTCAAGTTCACGTTCCAGGGCGTCACTACGTCGGTTGCCAAAAACAGCACTGAAATCACGAAGTATCTGGAGGGCATCGGTAACACTACGTTCGGTGGCGCGATGGCGAAACAGATGGACACGCTCAACGGCGCGTTCTCCAACATCCAAGATAATATGCAGCAGATGCTTGCTGCGATCGGTGGCGGCGCGCTTGGCCAGGCGGTCAAGGAAATCGCAAAGACGATCGCCAACGGCATCGGCCTCATCACCCTCTTCATGGCATCGATCGGCAATTTCGTCGGCTCGATCATCCAGGGTGTCGGTAACGTCCTCAATGGCCTCGGTCAGATGTGGTCCGGCATGGGGCAAGCCAGCGCCGCAACGACCCTCCTCGATAATCTGACCTTCACGTTCAACCTGCTTGGCCAAGGCATCCAGGTCGTCGGCTCCATCGTGGGCAGTGTCCTCGGTGCAATGGGGACGTTCGCAGGCAGCGTAGCGGAAATGTGGCGCTCCTCGTTTGGCGAGTTGCTGGACTGGATGGGGATCTCGTTTGAGAGCGGCGGACGCTCTTGGGGCAACAGCATCATGGGCGTTCTGCGTGCCGTGAAGGCGGTTGTCGGCCTCATGCCCCAGCTGTTCGCCGTAGCGATCAACGACGTAATGGGCATGTTCCGCTCCCTGGGTTCGATCGTCGGACGCCTCCTCTCGGGCGACCTATCGGCGCTCAAGGATATTGGCGCGACGATCACCGGCAGCTTCAACAACACGGCCAAGGCCCTCAACGCCGCCGGTCGCATTGCGAAGGCCACCTACGGCGACGTGAAGGGTGCGGACGCGGCAATCGGTCGCATGTTCGGCCGCACGACGACCAAGCCCAAGCTGGACACCGGCCTGGATGCCAAGCCCACACCGGGAGGCGACAGGAAGGACAAGGGCGCAAGCGAGGCCGAAAAGAAGGCCAAGGCCGAAGCCGAGTTCTGGAAGACGCTCCAGGGTGAGGTGGAAACGGCTAAGCTATTGCCACTCGCCGCTGAGGATCACCGCAAGGAACTAGAGCTACAGAAAATCCTCGGTCGCGACCTCGTTGCTGGCGAGAAGGAGCGCATCGCTAACCTGATGCAGCAGGCGCGAACTGCCAAGTTCCTGACCAACGCCCTTGACGACCACAACCAAAAGACCCGCGACATTGCGAGCCTGGAACAACAACTCAACCTCAAGCGCAGTGGTGCAACTGAGGAACAGCTGACCCTCGAAAAGAAGGTGTCGGACTTCCGCAGCACTGCACTTCGTCAGGGTGTCGATCTGCAAAGCGATGCCTACAAGGCAAGTGAGGCGCAGCTACGAGCGGACGAAGCCCGCATTGGTTTGCTGAATACGCAGAACAAGACGCTCGATGAGCAGCTTGCCAAGATCAAAGACATGGCGCGTTCCGGCAACTCCTATGCAACGGATGCACTTCGCTCCAGTGGCAGTCTTTCGGATCGTCGCGGGGCAGCACGCTCCGACTATGACAAGACCCTCAGCGAACTCAAAGCGGCCCTCGATAGCAAGGACCCCAATGTCAAGATCAGCACGGCAGCGTTCAACGCTGGCGTAAAGCGCGCAGGTGAGGACTTCCGCGAGACAATGGCGGAAATCGGAACCGACTTCGCCAACAAGATGGGCCGTGTGTCTGACTTGCTCGGCAACATCGGCAGCATGATCGGTGGCAAGCTGGGTAGCCTTTTCTCCGGCGCAGGTGATGTCGCAAAGAGCGTAGGCGACTTTACGAAGAACCAGGAACAGATTCGCGATCAGTTCTCCAAGGTGTTCGGTGAGAACAGCCCTGCGATCAAGGGCATTGGTAAGGCTGTAGGTGGCGCGGTCGCAGGTATGCAGATTGGCGAGCAGATCGCCGGTCTCGGCAAGGCCCTCGGTGTAAAGACGAGCAAGCAGGGCGGTCAGATTGGCGGCGCTATCGGCGGCGCAGCGTTTGGCCCTATCGGCGCAGCCGTTGGCGGAACGCTGGGAAGCCTGATCGGCGGCCTGTTCAAGAAGACACCTAAGGGTTCTGCGATCATCACCAGCGGCACCAGCGCGCAGATCAGCGGTAACAAGGGCAGCGTCCGCAACGCGCTGACCGGCACGTCCAGTTCCGTGCAGGGAGGCTTGCAGGCTCTCGCTCAGCAGCTTGGCGGCGACCTGGGCAGCTTCATGGTGTCCATTGGCAAATACAAGGACAGCTACCGCGTTTCGTCCTCTGGTGCGTCGAACGTCGATACCAAAAAGACGAAGAAGATCAGCGGCCTGATCTACGACGGCAAGGACGAGGCAGCGGCCGTTGCGGCAGCTATCCAGGACGCAATCCTAGATGGAGCGATCACCGGCCTTTCGGACCTGATGAACAAGGCTTTGAAGACCTACGCTGGTAACGTGGACAAGGCAGTCGATGTCGCGCTCAAGATGAAGTCCTATGAGGACGACTTGAAGGCGCTGACTGACCCGTTGCGTGCGGCAGTCGATGCGATCACCGGCCCCTTGGATGCGCTCAAGCAGACGATGCTATCCGTGGGTGCAACGAGTGCCGACATGGCCAGGTTCGAGGACTACAGGAGCAAGAAGCTCGCCGCTGCTCTCAAGGAGCAGGTCTCGGGCTTCCAGTCGATCCTAGATGACCTCAATGGTAGCGGCGGCGGCGTCACTGCCCTAACCCAGCTGACCAACAATCTCGCGAAGCTAGACACGTTCAAGGCGGACTTGGCGGCAGGCAAGACGGTTGACCAAGATGCGTTCACGGCACTGGCGCAATCCATCATGGGCAACGCCAACGATGTCTATGGCACTAACTCCGCAGACTTCCAGGCAATCGTTGAAAGTCTCAAGGGTGCAACTACGGGAGCGATCACCAACGCAACGTCGGCGTTCAATAGCGCGGCGGATGGTGTGACTAATCAGGCAATCGCAGACCAGACCAACGCGATCACGGCGCAGCAGGGAGTTGCCAACGACTACCTGAGGCAGATTGCCGAGGCAGTGCAGAACAGCGGCGGCAGCTACTATGGCGGCTATACAAGCAGCATGGGTGTCTACAACGGTCGGCTAATTCAGGCTTTCTAAGGAGACTTAAATACTCGCATGGCAGACTTCGATCCATCCACCGCAGAGTTCATTCAGCAGGCGTATCGCTACGCCATCCAGTCTGACGCCTCGATCCTCGCTCGCAACCCCACGGCGCGCGTGGTGCAGATCGACACTCAGTTGGGTGGATCGGGCGCAGCTGGACTGGCTACCAAATATCTGAACGCAAACGCGGCTCCGCGCGCCTATGAGGTGGTGCTGGAAGGTGTCATGTTTCTGGACACGTTGGTAGGCGCGTGTCCGTCGTTCATCCTCAACTTCCCCAAGTTCAAGACTGACAACCGGCCCCTCAAGCTGATCGGTTTCACCACTGATCTTGAGGCGAACACCACCACCGTGCAGGTGCGCGGATGACCGCTGTATTCCTGAACCCCAAGGCGTTTACAGTCGTCACGGCGAACCAAAGCGCCACCGCACTCGCTGCCAATCTCAGGCAGGACGAAGCTGGTATGGTTTGGCGTTCCTCGAACCTCACCACCGTTTACGTGACGGTCCAGCTGGACGGCACGGCATGGGATAGCGTTGCGCTCGTGGGATCGAACCTGCGTGCCAGCGATACAATCCGTATCCGCGCTGGCGCAACGGCAGCGATCGTGGACGGCTCCTCAAGCCTGACGGTTGACCAGACGTTTGCGGCCTGGAGCGGCACCGCACCAACGAACGGCGCGCTTTCGTTCAAGCTGCTAGGCGCGGCTGTCACCAGCCCCTTTGTCCGCATCGACATTACCAGCACCGGCAATTCGGCGGGATACGTGCAGGCCAAACGCTTGGTGATCGGCAAGCGTGTGGAAACCGATGGCGTCAACATCGGTGCAGAGCAGACGTTCGAGGACATGAGCAGCGTTGAAGAGGGCTTGGGTTACACGACTGTGGATCGTTACGGCGTCCGCATCGGCTGGAAGGTCACTCTCGATGGGATCAAGGACGCTACCTACAACAATGACTGGTATCCCTTCCTCCGCGATGTAGGTCGCAGCAAGCCCTTCGTTTTCATCCCCGATGACAGTTCGGCCTACGTTCAAACTCAGGCTGTATTTGGTCGCGTCAACTCCACTGCAAAGGGTTCTAGCCCCGCGAGCGACTTCAATGTCGTAGAGATCAACCTACTGTCCACCTACTAACGCAAAGTCCAATCCGCCAGTCCGCTTAAATACTGGCATGGCGAATATCCTCTTTGAAGTCACCGTTCTAAACGGTTCCACCCCAGTCACTATCCGAATGTCCCGCGCTGGCGCTTCGGAGGCAGGAACCCAGCTGAACGGCTATCAATGGCTTCCACTTATCAGCAAGCGAAACGTCGTAGTTGGTAACTGGACCGATGACGGTCTTTTAAGCGAAGGCTCTATCAATCACGGAACGCTGTCGTTCCGCATGAGCAGCGCATTCGAGAACGAGGTCTGGTCCTCTTACGAATGGTCCGGTGGCCTCGCACGCATCTTCGTTGGCGATGATGGCGCTGACTTCTCGACCTACAAGCAGACTTTCGAGGGCAGCGTTTCTTCCATCGAACGCGACGGCGTGATCGCAACAGTTGGCCTACTTGGTCCCGATGCCCTCTTGGATCGCGATCTCCTAAGCCTGGAGTATCAAGGAACGGGAGGCGCAGAAGGTGCCTCCACCCTTGTTTCCGGCAAGTTGAAGCCAAGGGTATTTGGCGACTGCCGTAACGTCGACCCTGTTCTCATTGATAGCGCAAACTGGGTCTATCAGGTCCATGGCTATGGAACTTGCGACATTCGCAATGTCTATGAGTTCGGCCAGCGCCTTGATGCTGACAAGAGGAAGGCTAACGCGGCGAACTACGACGCCCTCGTAGCGATGACCCTCGTTCCCGGTGAGTGGGCAACCTGCCCTTCTCAGGGCCTGTTTAGGCTCGGTGGCGCACCCTCGCAGCGCGTCACCGCCGACGCCACGGTCCTTTCCACCAACACCGTTGCAACCGCCGTTTCTGCGCTGCTCACCCTGGCAGGTATCTCAAGCGCAAAGCAGGGCAACATCAGCACCCGCACGACCAGCTGGTGCCTCTACCAGACAGATCAGATCACCATTGGTGAGGTCGCCCGCTCAGCTGTTTACCAGACCGGTGGCGTCTTGTTCGCGGATGGCACGGGAACGTGGCAGATCATGGACTTCTTCGCCGCTTCCGTCGCGGTGACGCTGAACGCGGATCGCAGCACGGTTCCGCTCGTCAAAAGCTATCGCCAGCTTCCTACCCAGGCTCCCGTTTGGAAGGTCAAGATCGGCCACACGCCTTGCTGGGGTGTCCATAGCGCCAGTGAGGTATCGCCGGCGCTCAGTAAGGCCACCGAGAATGCACAGGCATCCGCTGACGCTGCAATAGCCGCACAGGAGGCCGCAGAGCTTGCTAGGGCAGATGCAGAGGTTGCGAAGACCCGCCTGGACGCCATGTCGAACGACGGCATTCTGGATCGCGCCGAGAAGGCCCGGATCGTTGCCGACTTTTCCGCAGAGGCAGCGCAGCAGGCTGGCTTGCAGGGACAGGCCACAAACGTGGATGTTTCCACCGAACGCGCAAACCTGAACTCCAGCTTTGCCCAGCTGCAAAGCTACCTCGAAGGCCTTTCGCCCTCATACACCAATAACACCATGGACACCGCGATCGACCGATCCGTGTTCAATGCCCGCTGGCAGAATTACTGGCTCGCCAAACAGACCCTGTTGAACAAGATGGCTGGCGTGGCTTCGACCATTGCGAAATGGGGCGGCGTCACCGGCACAGGTAAGCCCGAAGACAACGCCACCGTAGGTGCTCAGCTTGGCACGAACCTCACCGGCGAGAACGGCAATGCGCTAGAGCGCGATGATGTCCTAAACGCCGCAGGCACGTTCAGCGCCGCACTGACCTGCACCTTCAACGATAACACCGCTCAAGGCTTCTACGCAGGCGGTGCGACGATCTCGTTTGCCAACGGCGTGATGACCCTAACATCCACCAGCACTGACCCGCTGTTGTTCGTGCCGCTTAACAATCCCGGCAAGCAGGTTTCTGTTATTCGCATGAGGCTTCGCGCCAAGGCGGACACTCAGTCGTGGCAGGGACAAGTCTACTTTAACACGGCTGGCGGCATCACCTACAGCGAAGCCTACACTAAGAAGGTGCCGTCGCCTAAGTTCAAGAAGGACGAGTGGCAGGTAATCGAGTGGGACATGAATTACCTGACAGTCGGTGGTTCCGCATATGTGGACAACACGATTACCAGCCTCCGCTTCGACCTTTCTAACGCGAGCGCAGAGACGTTTGAAATCGATTGGGTGCAGATTGGCGAGCGCCTGAACGGCACGTTTGGTGCGCCTGTTGGCTCCAATGTCGGCCCTTACCAAGTCAGCGATCTTGTCAGCAAGTTCACCGCTCTAGACAATGGCGGCTTTACCGACGTCACTCCTCCAAACACGCCGACCGGCCTGTCTGTTGCCAGCGTTCTCACGGATGCAGGCACAACGCTCAACATCAGTTGGACCGCAGTGAACGCAACCGACCTGTCGGGGTATGTTGTAGCAATCTCTGAAGGCGGCGGCAGCTTCTACGAGTATTCCACGACCTCCAACAGCTACAGCCGCACGGCTGTAGGCCGCAACGTCGCAATCAGCGTTAACGTGCTGGCGTTCGATAAGGCAGGAAATCGCAGCGGCTTCTCAGGCACGGTCGCCCACACGACTGCTCGTGACACTGTTCCCCCCGCAGTTCCAGTGCTTGGCACCATTTCGCCAACCTACAACACCGCACAGGCGACATGGAGCAATGGCAGCGAGAGTGATCTCGACTACTCAGAGGTCAATCTCTACAACGCTTCTGACACGCTGGTTAAGTCCACTCGCGTCAGCGCAGCCAAGGGCGGCGGCTCGCTGATCCTGTCGCCGCTTGCTCAGGCAACGACATACAAGGTCGATCTGCGACTGTTCGACACGTCGGGCAACGCATCCGGCTTTTCAGCCCGCACGTCGTTCACAACGGCTGGAGGTGTCGCGGCCAGCGACTTTGCGCCCAACGTCTCGCCGATCCAGACTGTAACCAGTCTTCCCGCTACGGCTGGCTATTCCGGTCCAAGCGTAGTGTTTAACTCATCGGACAAGAAACTGTATCGCTTTGCGAACGGGTCATGGACCAGTGGTGTGGATGGTGCCGACGTTGCACCCAACACGCTTGCCTACAGTAACCTGCTAAGCAAGCCGACCAGCCTCAGCGACATCAACGGCACCCAATCGCTTAAGTTGAGCGGCATCAAGGATGGTGCAGGCACGGTCGCAGACACGCGAAATGACGATCAGCCACCAAGCTACTACTATGCACGCCAAGGCGAGACGCAGGAATTTAAGAACGGTGGTTTCAGCGGCTCCGGCTCCAGCGGCTATGGCCACCTCGTCACGGTAGCGCAGTGGGGCGACCCTAGGGCTCAGACTCATTCACATCCAAAAGGCGACCGCTGTTGCGAGCGCGACAGCTGA